GAAAATAATATCGTTCGGTGTTGTTTGATCTGAATTGTTAACTAATGTCCAATCTACACCATTGTAACGATAGACTACAGGATAAGGAGCTGCATCTGTTTGCACCCATAGATCACCTGTTACTAAAGTAGGCACAGGGACGTCGCTACGTGGATCGCCCGGTTGTACATACAACGTTGGGTTGCCTACTGCGCCAGGTAATGTAAACCCTGGTAAGTTGCAATTTTCCCAGTGCGATGCACCGTCAGATACTAAAATATCTACAGTGGATTGTCCGTTATCGTCTAAGCCTAATAAGCCATTGAACCATAATTGACCATTTTCGGGACCGTTTGTAGGTACAGTCTCGGAACCAATTATTACATTTAATGGAGCCCAAGGGCCTGTTGATCCGGAAAACAATTTAAATTCTAATTCATTAGGAATTGTTGCCGCTGTACCAATTACTGGCTCAATGTAAACTTGGCCAGCTGATCCTGCTGCATTTGTACTGTAATAAGTATTAGCTGCCGTGTCATCTGTAAGAATAGGAGCTTCTATTTGCACAAATGCCGATACAGTTGCATCCATCTTACGTAAAACAATATTAGCACCTTGCGCTGCCGAAGATGTCTTTAACCAGTATGTTTGGGTTGTTGATATATTTGTAAGGTCTGGCCATACAGATTGTATTAACATCTGGTTGCCAACGACTGTTCCTAATTGAACCCATACACCGGTATCCTTTGTCCAATAAGACAAAGTCCCATTTGCTGTCTGGAACAGAACTGCATAGTCGCCGTTTACGCCATCTAATGCAACAGGTACGTTAGTTGTTCCTGTTGCAAAATCGTATACAAATTTTGGTGTTACTGTTACCCATACTTCATTAGGGAAAGTTCCAGAACGTGTGAATAATCCGTAAGTGGAGCCGCTCGATGATTGGTCGAACCAATATGTACCAATAGTAGCTAGGCTTGTAGGTTCGACTGGAGTTGCTTCTAATTGTGCTGTATCGATATCTGCACGAACAACACGGCATAGGTTAGAAATACCTAAATACGAATATGCTGTAAGCAAACCGTATTCGTTTAACGGATACCCATTTAAGGATGTGCCACTAACCGAGTAGAACACTGGGTCGCCGAATGTTGATATCAAATCTCTTTGAGATGTAATGGACCAGACTTGGCCAGCATTTGCTTTTGTTGTGCCTGATGCAATTACTCCAGAACCTGTCGGGTCTAGCTTATCCTGCTGTGTCGCGATAAAAATAAGTGGAACGGTTCCTGGGCCGGCGCCAACATTAATGCTCTGATCAATAACACTGACTGAAACTCCTGGGCTGACTAATACTGCCATCTTGTATTCTCCTAATAAGTATATAATGTGATGATTACATCTATTTTATATATTTATACAAAAAGGGTACATTATGGGCCCAGATAACAGAGCAATTCATTCAAATTATAATATATTATTTAATATATCTTTTACCTGGCTTTCCAGGAATTCAAAAGTACTGTCGTTGTTTAACTCGTAATCAATTTTCGTCCCTATCCATGCCCACTCGCTTAAATGGGCATTTGAATATGTTTTTGCCATTGCTGCTTTAGCAATCGAATTGCCTTTATTTGCAAGTAGAGCTGTTTCATACCAAATAGGCATAGGGCCACGGTTAATCTTAATTAAAACACCGCCTTGTTCTTGTATAAATTTAATTTCATTCGGAAATCTTACATCACTGATTACAACATTTTGATCTGGATTCTTTCGAATTCTGTTTCGAAGTGTTAAAAACCATAAGTCTTCGTGGAAATTATTTCGCAAGGAGTCTGTACCGATTATCTGCAATGCAAGTCGCGGGCTAAAATTCGGCATACTGAGTTGATCGGACCACCACGGATCTGTAATTTCTCGCCAGTCTCTTGATTCTTTTGTATCGCCTTCGAGCAAATGGCGCGGCCAATCAAACATTACTGCGCAAGCATCCTTTAAGCTTGCTGCAAAACTATCCTGCCGAAAATTGTATCCATTAACAAGTGTAGAAGCAACAGTACCTTTTCCACTATTCATCAGTCCCAGAAGGCCCACTATTTTAGTCATAAAAAATCCCTAAGTTAAAGTCTGTATAGCTACTAGTTATACACACACTGCTTAAGGTTTTAAAATTTATGAACAGGCACAATGTTATGCAGCATCATCGGTATTAGCATAAAATATCCCTAAGAAAAATCTTATTATTGAAGTTAAATCTACGTGGACGTTTAATCAAGGCAACGAAACTGTATTATTAAAAGAAAAAGCCTGCATTGATGCAGGCTTTAATTATAAATTCATGATATATTAGTAAATTGGAAATTCACCCCACTATAAAGCTATATCCGTCGCCGCTGGTTACTTGATTCAACAATTGTGTCTCAAGCTTCTCTATCTCTACCGTAGCTTCTTGTTTAAGCGCGGCACCATTTAATGTGACACTTCCATTCGGGCCCGGAAATCCACTCGGAAATTTATCTCTTGCTTCACCTAGCATATATTTAGCATGTGCTGTAGCGTAGGAACGTAACCATGGCCCTGTATAAGGGTCGTTAATTATGTCATCCTCCGATTTCTTTACATATACTCGAACTGCAACTTCTTCGTCTGCTTTCGGTCGGCGGATAATCCTTAAGGTGTGCGAGTTGACATCCCATGTAAAATTGTACTGACTTGCAAATAGACGTTCTGTTGTTTCAAGAAACTGATTATACATATCCCATGTTGCTAGGCCGCCCGATCTATTTGGTTGTAACAAATAAATATTATAAAATGCAGCGTCCACTGGGTCGAAATTTATTCCGCCGTTAGTATGTCCGCCGACGCCGCGCCTATATAATCGTCTAACTTCTTGTACTTCGTCTGGAAGAGTATATTCCGTGACATCCCGTGTAATATGCAAGAAGATATCTTTCTCTAGATTTGCACCGTCTGATTGCTGTCGCAACTTTTGGATACCAATTGCAATTGCTAAATCCAGGTGATCGATATCTAATTCTACGTCAATCATTTGCGCACCAAGTGCAAGCTCGATTTGCTTCATTAACAAAACTTTAGGTGTAATTTGTGCTGACATAATATATCCACTCCAATGATATATTATTTATCAATCCTTAGAATAATGTGATGCTCATTAAGTTTTCCATTGCAAGGAATATCTATTGTGCTCAAATCCTTCATAAATGTGCGAAGCTTTACCTTACTTGCCTTCTTGAAGTCAGAGAGTGTCTCTACCGGCTTACGTATTGTTTTTTCCACAGAATCTGTGGTATAATTCTGCAATCCAGCCCCTTTTACAAGTAAGCCACACTCGTCGGCTGCTTTATATTGTGCTAGTTTACGAGTTTTTGTATTATATAACCAAACTTCCTTAGATCCGATAATATGGACAGGGTTCAGACTAACAATGCCTAACGAATTATCGTCTTTCTTATATTTTAGTTTGGCTACAACTTTTTCCTGAGAGACTGGTTTCTTCTTACGTGGGGCACGTTCTATCTTTGCAACTTCTTGCATCATGTTGCAAGCTTTTAATAAGTTCTGATTGAACTCATTGCATTTCTTTAGCTCAGTCTTAGAATAATTGGCATATGCTTCGACTAACTCCTTATCCTTGCCTTCGACTGCCCGTGCAATTTCGTCTACGCGACCTTCAAAAATATCCTGCATAAATCGTGTATGCGGTGCTTTTAACTCGTTAACTTTAAATAGATTGATAAAATCTTCGACTGTTTTCACTGGGAGTTTCTTATCTGTAGTATAATCGTCTATCCAGCCCTCTACTTCTCCTGCAACTTCGCGTGTTTTCTCTTTGATTCTGTCTTGTATCGAAACAGTCGGTTTAGAAGATCTGTCAAAGTTTGGATCTGTTTGATTTTTTCGTTCAATATTTTCAGCTTCTTTCTCCCGTGCTGCAATCTTGACTTCTTCTTCATCTATTACCTGCTCCAGTGCCGACAATAACTTAGGCATGACATCATCCGGGATTTCGCCGGCGTGATTTAAGATATACATGTATTTGCCTATTGTAACAAACCTGCCTTCGTCTAGTTTTTCCATCCTAGTTAACAATGGGTGTTTGGTATCTATTTTCTTTAAATAAACCATAACCTCTCTTTTTAACTCATTTGATGATAGCTCATAA